CCTTCTTCACCTTTTTGTCCTTTAGCACCAGTAGGTCCTGTAGGTCCTGTTGAACCTGTTGGTCCAGTAGGTCCTGTTGGTCCTGTAGGTCCTGTTGAGCCTACTTCACCTTTTTGTCCTTTAGAGCCTTGTAAAGCTAAATTAGTTACTGTAGATTTTTCCCATGCTCCTGCAGTTACATCATAATATGGGACTAAATCTGAACTTGCAGCATCTGTACCTGTAGGAAATGCTGTTAATGAACTTCCAACATTTGTAGCATCTGTAACATCAGCACTAGCTTCTATTCCATCTAATTTTGTGTGGTCTGCATCTGTAAATACATTTGAATCACTAGCACTATCTACTAATGTTCTAATCTCTGATGCTGTTTGGTCGGCTGTTGCATTACTTTCAACTGAATCAAGTTTTGTTTCTTGAGCATCAGTCATTAATCTCTTATTAGATGCATCAGTAAAATTAGCTGTGCTAAATGTTGGAGATGCTCCACTTATTACTGATTGGTCTAATGCTTTTACATCTGCAATACTTGCAAGCTCACTATCCATTAATGCACCTGCAGCAGTAACATTTGTTGTATCTGTTACATCTGCACTTGCTTCTATACCATCTAATTTACTATGGTCTGCAGATTCAAAAGGAACTGAAGCTGTACCATTAATAGTTAAAGCATCTGTTTCTAATGTTCCATCAATATCTACATTACCTGATATATCTAAACTTGGAGCAACTACTTCATGTGAAAAAACAAAGTTATCATTAGCTGCACTCCAGGCTATACTTGCATCTGTTGAAGAATTTACTGCATCTTGAATTGTAATACCAGCACCATCTGCTGAACCTGATGTATCTCCTGAACCTTTGTTAAGTGTTATGTTTTGGTCTTCAACATCTAAAGTTGCAGTATTAAGAGTAGTTGTATTTCCACTTACAGTTAAATCTCCACCAACAATTACATTACCTGTAGTAGTAACTGTAGCAAAATCAACATCTGCATTTGTTGCAACTGATTGTCCAATCGCAACTGTAGGTGTAGCACCTTCACCTGAGTTATTACTTAAAGTAACACCAGTTCCTGCTACTAAACTATCAACATAATCTCCTGTTGTATCTGTGCTTAAAGCAACTGAGTTTGCTGCAACTGTTAAAGCAATAGAAGTATTGCCTAAATTGGTCATAGTTCCTGAACCAGTTACATCTCCTGTAAATGTTAAAGTAGGGTCATTGACATTAAAATCTAAAGTTCCATCACCATCTTCATAAGTTACACTAATACCACTTTCAGTATTAGAAGAAACCATCGCACCTACAGTATCTTGTACAACTTCTGTTAGGTCTATGTTTGCTGTACCGTCAAAAGATACACCATGTATTGTTCTTGCTGTTTCAAGAGCTGTAGCTGTAGCTGCATTTCCTGTTGTGTCTTGGTTTAGTGTTCCAATAGTAAAGTCTAAAGTACCATCACCATCTTGATATGTTACAGTAATACCACTCTCAGTATTACTAGATACCATAGCACCTACTATGTCTTGAACTTGTTCTGAAGTAAGAGTTGCTTCAATCTTAGAATCTAATTGTGTTTGTATATTTGATGTAACACCATCAAGATAATCAAATTCAGTAGATGTAACTCCTGTAGCATGTAAAGTATCTAAATAATTTAATTCTGTTACACTACCAGTATAGCCATCTAAAACATTTATTTCTGCAGCAGTTGCTGTAACTCCATCAAGAATATTTAACTCTGCTGTTGTACTTGTAACTCCATCTAATATATTTAACTCTGATGCTGTACTTGTTACACCATCAAGAATATTTAACTCTGATGTAGTTGATGTAACACCATCAAGAAGATTAAGTTCTGTAGCAGTCGCTGTAACTCCATCAAGTATGTTTAGTTCTGCAGTAGTTGAAGTAACTCCATCAAGAAGATTAAGCTCTGCAGCAGTTGCTGTAACTCCATCTAATATATTTAATTCAGCAGCAGTTGCTGTAATTGCAGTACCATTAAAGTTAATACCATCTAAATATGCGATACCGTCAACATATAAATCTCTCCACTCTTGGGTTGTTGAACCTAAGTCATAAGTATTGTCGTCATCTGGTATAATGTGTGAGTCTACGTCTGCTCCAAAAACTACATTGTCTGAAGCAGAATCACCTAATGTTAATGTACCTCCATTAAAAGTTGAAGTACCTGTAACAGTTAAATTACCTCCTACAGAAACATTACTTGTTGTTGTAAGTGTATCTATATATGCGTCTTTAAATCTTAAAGCATTCGTACCTAAGTCAATGTCGCTGTCTGTGACAGGAGCAACAACTCCATTGCCTATATATAATTGTTGTACTGAACTACTTGAATCATCTATCCAAAATTCAATATGGTCGTTAGTTGTATCTATTAATACTTTATTTAAAGGGGTAACTAGCCCTGCATCTCCTATAACACCGATAACAGGCCCTTCGGCTGCTGTTCCATCGTGTTTATGTCCTGTTTCATTATGAAAAGTGTTTGCTATTGCATTATATTCATTATTAAATATAGCTGCTGTGATGGTATCTCCATCTGCAAACGAACTTTGTCGTGTATATCCTGCCATTTTTTATCTCCTACCTGAAGGTACATAATCTACAAAAAAACCGTTTATGGTGTATGGGCTTCTTGTATCATCACTTCTAAATCTAAACATATTACTGTGTCCACTTCCTTGTAATTGTTGTCTTACTAAAGGTTTTTCTGTAGCTCCAAAAACTGCTGTACCAAAAGTTGATGTAGCTAATCCAAATATTGAAGGTGGTGGTATTCTATCTAATGTAATGTCTGAGGGTTGAGGATGGTTTACATCATCATAATTATATCTAACTCTTAAAATAGGTATTACCTCTCCTTCTGGTCCAAAAGAAATCTTCATAAAATGAAGAGTCTTTAATGTTCCTAAATCTCCGTAATCTATATCTGGAGTTTGATAAACAGCCGTTACATTTGAGCCATCAAAACTATTTCCTTCATCGTGTTTAAATACTTTTCCTGATAAATCTCCGTGAAAGTATTGTTCTAAGCCATCAGAATTAAAACCTGCTGTAATAGAAGGAGCTTGTATTCCTAATGTTTCTGACCATTGAAAGCCTGCATTAGGATTAGCTGTTGAACCTGGTCTTAATGTTCCTATGATTCCTCTTGAGTTTGCAACTGTATCTGCTCCTTCATTTACATAGAATAATCTATATTGAGACCTATCCCCTATTACTACACTTGATATAGTGTAAGTATTAATTTTTCTAGCTATGTCTTGTACTAATGGTTGTATTTGTTTACTAATACTACTTAATTCAATATCGCCAATTCTTGATGTACCAGCAACTGTTCTGAAACCATCTGGTGCTAAAAATATCAAGTCACCAGCAATCTCTTGAATGCTTTGTCCATCTAAACACCCTACGTTGTCTGTTACTGGAACTACTGCAATATTACTAGAATCATTTATATTTATTAATTTTTGAATACTGTTCTTACCAAATATAAATAATTCATTACGGAAACTTTTAATTCCAACTACAGCATCTTCAAGTGTTATATTACCTGCTGTAGCTGCAGAAAAATTATTTACTTCGTTAGTCCCACTATAGTAAATAGTATTTTTATTTGTACTATCTCCTGCAACTACGAAATGTTTATCATGTATAGTTCCTAACTTAGGTGCTACAGTTCCTGAGATTGTAATTTCTTCTGCTTGAAAAGTTCTACTTGTTAAAGCTCCTGTTCCTTCCATTCTAAATCTGAATGGTTTATTAGCTCCGTCAGTTATTAACAAATCACCATAATCACTAGAACCTTCATAAATATCAAAACTACATTGAGTTTGACCTGTTCTAGCACTTATACTTCTACCTGTAAAGGTTGAGTAATTATCTCCACTTGAAGATACACTTGCTCTATTTATTTGTAGCCAACTAGTTCCATCTTGGCTAAAAAATATTCCAGTTCCTGAACAAGCTATTACACCGTCTGCGTAAACATGTAATCCTAATATTTTATTTGTGCCGTTAGGATTAACAGCATTATCTCCCCCAAATCTAGTATATCCACTTATTCTTCTATAGCCACCTTCTGTTCCTACCTCAAAATTTCTAAGAGTTGTAGCAAAGCCTGGAGTTTTTAGTAAGCCTAATGAGTTAGTAGATTTAATTAATCCACCTTCACAAGCTACTGTATAAGGCTGGGAGTTTGCCATTAGAAATAAAGCCTATCGTCAGTTATAGCTTTAGGTTGAGGATTTAAAAGATTTGACTTCATATGTTTCATACCTTTTTTAAAATCTTCTAAAGCAAAAGCTGCTTGTTGAGGGCTATCTTTAAATTGCCATACATAGTATCTAGTTCTAGCTGTAATTACATTTGAGTATTGTTCTGGAAAAGCTATAGTATCTCCGTGTGCTGATAAAGCTGTTGGTTTATTAAATGCATAAAAATGAACATTATAAACTTTATCAGGTATAGGACTTAATCCAAACTTTCTATTATCAGGACTTCTATATACTCTAATAGGTTCTCCAAAACTTTGTGAATCAGCATCATCTAAATTTTCTTGGTCTCTATAGTATCTAGTCCATTCATCTAGTGTTACAAACTTTAAACCTTTAGATACGTATGGAGCAGATTCTCCTGATACATTTACTGTTGTAATAAAAAAATCATCCCAATCTATTGAAGCATAATCTGTTGTTATACTTGAACTATCTGCTTTTAGTGTGTACCATCTTGTCCCTGCTACTGTTGCTACTGTAACATTTCCATAAAAAGGGTCTGTACCTCCACTAACTCCAGCACTAAAAAAAGGTAACTGTGGTTCTTCATTAGCAATGTCAAATATAGATTTATTAATAGAATCTTTTACAAATTGTTGAAGACCCACAGCATCTCCAAAGTTTGCAGCAGTTAAAGGAATTTCATTAAGTTCTCTTAATGCTTGATTTGTTAATTCTAAATATGTTGTTGCCATTACTTTTTATGTACCTTTTGAATTGGAAAATTTGCAGTCAAGCTTGCACCTTTATGTTTTACAAACTTTCCTTTGTGTTTCATTAATTTAAAACCACCTTTCGGTTGTTTCATCCAATGATAGCCTTTTGGTGCTTTAAC